CACAAGCATTCATAATGAGACTCGGCGATGTTTTGTCCAAGCAAACTGATACTACACTAGGGGCTGTAGCTTTTACAGAGATACGTGTACCGCCTCGCGCATAGGCGTACATATAAGAGAAGTACTCAGCACATGTTGTATCTATGAAAGAGATAAGAGCACCGTTCCAAAATGCGTTACGTGTCTTATACCAAGGCGCCACATAAGTCGGAGTAAAGGGAGCGGGGTTCATGATGTACGGTTGTACCTGGTTGATTAGCTGCTTAATAGAAAGCAACTTCTCACCAATGCACTCCTGTGCCTCACTGATCCCACTCTGATACTGTATAACCGAATCAATAGGCGCTGGTTGCAACGTGCATGGGGTTGGTACGGACAACTCAAAACCCTCCATAGCTTGAACTGTGACGAAAATCTGAATGGTGTCAGACACACTTGGTGGGCAGATCAGGGGCGATTCCGCACACATAACAATGGTACCAGTGCCTTCCTCAGTAAGGCAATAATCAACTGGTGCCAAATAAGGGACATCAAAGGTCACCGAATCAGAAGCCTCCAAATCCCATACTGTTGAAGGCATGGTATATGCGGCATTTGCACTCGGAAACAGAAGATAACCCTTGGTTAATGGCCACTCATTAACGAGTGTGATCAATAACCGTCCTGTGTGGTACTGCGTCTTCACTGCCGTAAAAGTGAATCTGAAACCACCACGCCAATATTTGAAGGCGTTGGCCATGTACATAACTGGCGTTGGCCAAATTGCACCTTTGGCTATACCCGTGGTGGATGGAAAAGTGTTGTTGTGGTTTTGTCCTCTGCAAGAATACATCATTGTTGGGCAAATTGGAATACCCCACAGTGGTGTACCACGGACATTCGTTTTGTTGTATGCGAATGTACAGAGGTGTCCGGGTCTGGTCACGATGTAGTCAATGGCCATTTCATCAATGTCAGTCCCGACAAAGCCCGGTAGGGGCGTCAACTTGTTGTCAACTGTAGCACCAAGATTATACGATGTGTCTGGACCGTCAACATTACTGATGTAGTTATGACTGGAGTGGAATGTCCGGACATTTGCCTCAATAGCCAGGGGCTTGGAGTACCCAAAAGCACGCGCTGTGCCAGCTAGCACTCCAGTCACCCAAGCAGCGGGTGCTGCAAGTGCTCTGAGGTTAGGTACCATAGACATAACTGTGGCAACTTTGCTCACACCAGAGAGTAAGGTCGATATCGGACGTGCTTCTTTGTCCGCAATACCAGACTGCCAAGCAAAGGCGTCGGGGTTTCTAATCCCGGCTCCAATAAGCTCAACATCTTCGAGGCCCAACCTAACTGTGACCTGGGAAACATTGTTAGTACCAATAACGGGTGCGTCAGTCATGTTATATAGTGAAAACGCACCATAATCCATCTTTTGGGTGGGTGTGGTGCTGTTGGTAAAAGGCATGTAATCAAACATATGAAGATATGGTATTCGCAACTCACCATGTGATGCCTGGTTCAGGTTAATATAAGTACCCGGTAGCATAGTACAACCGGGCACGTCATTTTTCCTGTTCCAGGTGTCACTAAGATCGTGCTGCGTCCAACACATTTTGAGCAAAGCTGCTTGAAATGGGTTGGCAGTTACCTCCACACGAAACACTAGGGTGAACCGTACGCCAATGGCGCCCTGTAGGAGCCCTAGAGCGGGAAGTGCCTGAAATAATGAGACATTGTCAACATGATATGAATACAACAAAGTGCGACTCGTCATAGTCCACGTAATTGTTGTCATCTTTACCATGCGGGATAGAACTTGCCTCGGGTCATTATCACTAGTTTGAGGATTCCGATACACATGTTTCTCTGCTTTGGACAGCAGTTCAAATGTGTTACCGTTTTCGTCAAGATAGTTGGTAAGACCACGTCGTGTATCGTCAAGACACTGAATATTGTTGACATCAGATGTCAGCTCACAAATGTCGGTCAAAGTCGAGGATGCGTTTATTTGTGTTGTAGCGGAAATGCATGAGCCTGGTGCTTATTTTCCATTGGGCACCCGGTTTATTCGGCTCCTGGACATTAGTGGGGCTGCCACCGACCCGTCCTGGAAGTAAACCTAAAAAAGTAGGGTCTTCGCTTGTACCTTTGCCTGTCGCCAAGAGCACTTACGCCGAAAAGTATTACCGCGTTGGTGGCCGTATATAGGGTACAGAGGCTTTGTTTTTGTATTTCTTTTTCTTTAATACTTGGTATCCATCTTCGCAGAGTGAGCCCTGAAGGCTTCCTGCGTGAATGGAATACCAAGATACGATGGTGTGTAACCGTAGTGTACGCCTGCTTGACGCCTAAACACCTCCGAGTACTGTCCCCACGTTGCTTTGTCATGAAGACTTAGCTCTGTGAAGAAAGTGTTAAAGGTGTTGTACATGTCCTTATCGGACAGCTCACCACGCTCCCAAAGAACCATCTGAATGACACTCTCCACCCTGAGAGTTGGGAGATAATCTTTCCTCCCGCCTTTCAATGTCTCGGTAAAGCTCCTCTTAAGGAATTCCACCTGAGTCAGAGGACGGTATGAAAACTCCTCGTCATTCTTCTGCTCGTTGGTGTAGGTCATCCCTACCTGTGTCATGAACTCGGTGACAGCTGCTTGATCGAATGGATCTTCGAATGCAGCGACTTTGTCGGAGACACTGATGAGGTTGTCATCCCCGTACACGCAAGGTTGGACATGAAGCCGATAGGCAGACCACACATCAGGGAACTTGCCCTGTGCGTACTCGTACCAGCAACACGCAATGCATGTCAGGTTATAAAACGAGTTGATGAAGGATGTAAGGGGGTGGCCGCTAGGGAGCGACTTGTGCCATTGGTATAGCACATTAGCACTGAAGCCATCACCTCCAATGTGGCGTGAATGAACCACTTCGTACCAGAGCACTCTCCGTACGCGCTGATTCTCTTCACAGTCTCCGTACCACTCATTGATACGGTCACAGATACTCCAAAGGATCTGTGGAACTTGGGCCTTATCAAACCCACTGAAGTCACCGGCAATGAGATTATCACCTTTCCGCAGCAACTTCTCCGCCAAGACAGTCCACTCAGTGTATGGGTTGATGCCCACGCACACACCGTTGTGGATACGCGTCTCCTGGCATTGGTGAAGTCCAGGAAATACATACGCACTAAGATGTTGTA